TCAAATTTCTCAGAGCATGGCTGTCGAGGTCAAGGTGCTTGAGACTAAGATCAAGATGGGCCACCAGACCGAGAAGTTTGGCGAACTGACGGTCTGCTAAAGATTCGAGTTGAAAGCAAACGGCCCCTTATGGGGCCGTTTTTTTATGTGCGCCTTAGTGCTTTGTCCAAGTCCATTCGCGGGAAGCAATCAAGCGCGGTCGTGCGCGTGCAGTTGATGACTTCCATTCCTTTCACAGTCTCGGCCAGCTTGGCGAACTGAGCGGGCCACTTAGCCACAGCGCCAGCGTTGCCAAGACCGCGCGGGTGATCGCCATGCCAATGCGCTTTTCCGTCCGTTTTCTGACAGTCATAGCCAAGCATGATGACCCGTGCCGCGCCTGCCATGTGGGAAATCGCTACAAGGCCAGCGCCGCTGTTCCCGTGGGGATGGAAGCCAACCCCATAGGTGCCCATCGGCTCTAGCCCGAAGTCCCGTACCTGCCCGCTCGTCGTCGCCAACTCGCCGGAAAAGGTGTCGCGTACTTCGTGAATATGCTTCATCCACCATCCGCGATCCATAGCAAACAAGAGGTCTGCCCACGGTGCGGCGCGGAATGTGGTGTTAGCTACTGCGACGATTCTTTGCGAGGACGGCCCCGCTTTTTCGCGCCACTCTCGGACGCGCTCACAGTCGGCGGCGGTGAGGCTGGGGCCGGATGCGATGCAGACGACGCTAGCGCCTCTCCACCGTCCGGGCCAGCGAAAGGGCGCGGAGACTCCCGAACCACCTTCGTTTCATAGCCGCCAGGGTTCACTAGCCCAATGCGGATAAACCGTTTACCATCGGCATCTGACACCTCACGCGCTACGCCTTTGGGCATGTAGCCATAAACGTCAGACGGAAAACCCTTGATCGGTACAACAAGCATCCTGCCCCCGATGGGGCGGCGAGCCGAAACCCGCCGCCCCGTATTGCTTACGCGGTGAACTCGCCGCCCAGCAGCGCGGCCGGAACCTGCACAGCGAGGCCCAGACGGGACTCGGCGCGCAGGGTGATCAGGTTGCTCGTGAAGTCGGTACCGGAGTAGCCAGCCTCAACCACGGTACCCTCGCGGTTCCACACGCCCGCAGCCTGCGCGAACGCGCCGACAAGGAAGCTGCCCGGAGCCATCTTGTTGCTGATGACCACGCGGATGCCAAACGGATTCAGGCCCGAGGTAAGGCCCGGCTGGCCGTAGAGGTACTGGCCATCCGACGCCTGCTCGATTTCCTGCGCGCCCCAGTCGGCCGGGTTGACGATGACCGCATCAGCCATGTAGCCAATCGCCCAAAGCTGATACTTTGCGCGGTTAATGGCGTTAATCAGGTTGTCGCCGCTGGTCGGGGTGTAGACGGTGTAGTTGCCCGAGTCCAGAAGGCCGCTGATGTTGGGCGAGGTACCATTGCCGTTGAGAAGCTGGCCGTCGATGCGATCCTCGACCATGAAGCGAAGGCGGGTGTCGATGTAATCAGCCACGGCCGGAGCATCGGCCATAAGCTGCTTCGACACCTTCAGCCAAGTGGCGATGGTCTCAATCGGCACATTCAGCTTATTGAAGGTGATAGCCGACTCGGGCTTGGCGGCCGCCTCGGTCACTTCGCGCGCGTTGTTGGTGAACGACGCCTCACGCATCAGCACCACGGTGTCGGTCGAGGTACGGAACTGCGGGAGAACATCACGCACGGTCAGCGGGCGGAACGCGCCGGGCACAACGCCTGGGCGCTGGTCAAGCCAAGTGGTCGTGGTGTTGTCGGCCACAATGGTGTTCTTAAGCTCGACGCGCGCAATGGCGTTGCGGTTGTCGGAGGCCACCAGGCTCTTGAACTCCGGCGAGTTGACAAAGGCATTGCCAAGCGTCTGCGGCTTGTCGGCACCGCGCGGGGCGGCTGCGGACTTCTGCGCCACGTCGGTGACAACGGCGTTGATTTCGTCCAGCTTCGCCTTGAACTCAGCCGACAGCACCTTCACGGCGTCGCGGGCCTCATTCGCAGCGGAGCCGGCGTCCTTAACCTGACCCTCATAACGCTGGACAGCAGCCTCAACGGCCTTGAAATGCGCATCAAGCGCAGGGGCAATATTCACGTCGGACATTTTCAATTCCTCATCTTGATGGTGTTGGCGTGCAGCATGATTGCAGCAGCCATGTCGATGCTGGGGCTTTCGCTTTCCGCACGATCACCGTGCGCGAGGGACTTGACGCGCGCCACCAGCGCAGTAGCGTCAGCCCGAGAGAATCCGCCAGCATCGCGCAGGATGGATTCAATTTCTTTGAGCGAGTCGCAGGTTTCAATGGCGGACTTCACATCGCCAATCCGCGCCGACAGGTCGGCGGGTTCCTCGACCACGCTGATTTCGATAAGGTCAATCCGCTTTAGCTTGCGGAGCTTGCCGTCCTTCTCAGAGCCGCCAGGCGGGATACGGAAGCCGATGGACAGGCCAGTCACCGCGCCAGCCTTCATCAGCGCGTAGGCGTCAGCCCCGACAGAGTGGCCCGTGACGATCTGGCCTTTGACCCACAGCCCCTTGTCGTCCTCGCGCGCCTCAAGCCACTTGCCGATGACCGGGCCAAAGTGGTTCCAACGCATCTGGATTGGCCGCTGGCGATTGCTGAGGGTCACGGCATAAGCGCCCGGCAGGATGGTATCGCCGTAGCTATCAACGCCGTTAAATACGCTAGCGTAGCCCTCAAAAACGCCGGGCTCATCATCCATGAACTTGAAGCCGACTTCGGCAACCTCAAGCCCCTTTCGCTCAATGCTCATACAGTCTCCGTGGGCGGTCGGCCCAGATTGTCAATCGGCACGGTCGCACCTTGCATATACAGCGTGTCACCGCCCTCCATATCCGGCAGCCCCTCCTGCCTGCGCGCCTCGTTAGGCGTCATGATTCCGCCCTGAATACCGATCCGGTAGCCGTCAAGGCGCGACTTCTGATCGCTGCGGAGCAAGCCTTCAAAGTCAAACTCCGCCTCATAGCGCAGGCGCTCGGCGGGCGAGAAAAGCGAGGCCATCATGCTGCACTCGATTTTCTCTAGGATCGGGCGCAGCGTCAGCTTGTAGAAGCCCGCGACAATCTGCTCAATGCCAGATCCCCAAACGCTCGTGCCGTTGGAGTCATTGACCATTACGGACGGCACGCCATACCAGCGGCAAATCTCGGAAAGCTGGAACTTGCGCGAGGCCAGAAGCTCAATGTCCTGCGGCGACATGGACACGGCCTCAAACTTGCCGCCAGCCTCAAGCACCAGAAGGCGCGCATCCTCGCCAGAGGTAAGCCCATCGAAGTTGGCGCGGATCATGTCGCGCTGCTGCGGGGTCAGGGCGCGGTCAAACGACAGGACGCCGGATGGCTTCGCGCCGTTGCGGTAAATCTTGGTGGTCGCTTCCTCGGCAGCCTGAGCGATGCCAAGCGTATTGCGCTGGAACTCAAGCACGGACAGGCCCACAAGGCCATTCCCCATCATCTTGAGGTGCCAAATCGACTCGGGCGCAAAGATCGCCTGCGTAGCGTCGGTCTGGTAGCGGTACACATACGAACCGTCCGCCAGCAACTCGACCTCCATCTGCGCCGACATAAGCGGCATCAGCGAGGTGATGCGCCCGCCGTTGCGGTCAATCAGGCAGTAGGCGTTGCCGTGCAGCACAAGCTGCATGACCACCGTTTCAAAGAACTCTACGCGGGTCTGATAGCGGTTTGGCTTACCGGCAAACAGAATCGCCAGCGGGTGCGAGGTGTCGAGGACGCGGCCAGATTCGTTCTTGACATAGATGCCAAGCGGCAGGCTAGCCACCGTCTCGGCAATCAGCTTGACGCACGCCCAAACGCCGGAAAGCTGCATGGCGGTATCCCACGACACATGGGACGCCGCCTGCGACTGATACCCGCCAGGGCCGATAGGCTGTAGGCCGATCATCCGGCGCAGGCCATTACCGATCCAGCGGTTCAGCCTTGCAAAGAAATCCATTAGACCACCACCGGATTAAAGATGAAGTCGGAAAAGGCGGCGTCATCGCCTGCCTGTTGCCTGCTAGCCGCGCCCATCGCCATAGCGAGCGCAACTAGTCCGTCGATTCGGCCCGTAGATTTAGACTTGTCGAGCTTGCGATTGCCGCTCGGGTCTTTCAGGGCAATAGCGTTAGCCACGCACCAGCGCAGAATAGGATTGCCGCCGTGCCGGACGCGTCCGTTTAGAAGCTCGGCCTCTAGGAAGTCGAGCGCGGGGGACATATCCTTGAAGCCCTGCCCGAACGGCTCTAGCGGAACATCGGCATCACGCCGCGACAATTCCGCCTTCAAAACATCAATTCGCCAGCGGTCAAACGGAATGCTGACAATTTGCCATTCACTCATCAATTGTACCACACGATCCGCAATGACCCCGTAGTCAACGCTTGATCCGGGCGTCAGGGTCAAATACCCCTGATCCGCCCAAACATCATATGGGGCGCGGTCGCGGTGCGCGCGATCCTCCACGCCAAGCGCGGGCGCGAAGAACTCGCACACCACATCCCAATAACCATCCTCGGTCTTGGACACGGCCACTAGCGCGGTAAGGTCATTGCGGGCGGACAGGTCTAGGCCGACAAAGACGGGGCGCTCTGAGAACTCCAGCGGCTCGGGCTCGGCGCTATTGCGCTCCCACACGCTGCGCGAAACAAACGGGTTGCGAATGTCGATACGCTGGTTCAGGATCAGGTTGCGATAGTTCGCCTCGCGCGAAGGCATGCGGCGGGCTTCCTCGGCCTGCCGCATAACCTCCGTCTTGTTCATGAACACATCAAAGTGCGGATTTGCCTGGCGAACGGCTTCCTCGCTAAACGGGTCTAGCAATTCATCCGCCGCGTACAGCACAACCTTTTTCGTTGGGTCTTTGCCGCTCTTGGCGTCGTCAATCAGCAGTGATAGCAGGTCGGCGTCGGTCGGAGCCTGCGTGCTGATGACGATAGACAGCGGGCGTTCCTGAGCGGCCGCAGCGGTCTCTAGAGCCTCGTACAACTCCGAGCGCGGCCCTCGTACCTGCCCAAGCTCGTCGTGGACTACAAGGCTCGGGGAGAAGCCGTAGGCGGTACTAGACTCGGCGGACAGGGCGCGGTACAGCGTGCCAAGCTCCGGGCAAAATAGCTGCTTGCCGGAATCGCGGATCATCACGCACGCCGACAGGTCTGGCGACATACGAACGATCTTGGCGGCAAGCGCAAACAGAATGGCCGCCTGCTCACGGGACATGGCCGCGCTGAATAGCTGGCCGTTAGTCACCGCCTCCGGGCCGCAGAGGTGGAGCAAAAGGATAAAGGCCGAGGTCGCCGTCTTGGCGTTCTTGCGCCCCATCGACAGGATAAAGGTGCGGGTGGGTGAGTCATAAATCTGGCAGAGCCAGTCGCGCTGCTGCGGGGTCAACTTCACCCGCTGGCCGACCAGCTTGCCTTCCGGTACGCGGCAGTATTCCTCAATCCATGCCGCGTTGCGCTCGCCTCGGGTCATTCGATGGTCTGCGTCTGCCACGGCTTGAGGCCACCGCCCGAACGCTTCTTCGCGGTGTCCGAGGACTTGGCGCTATAGCTCGACTGCTGAGTGAGGCGCATCTTCATGGCGAGCGTGACGGCGCGGCGCTCTTCCATATCGCGCATATTCATCAGCATTTTGAGGTCGCCCATGTCGATTTCTTTGGCGTCTGTCATAGCCTCAATCTGGGCGGACAGCCGCTCGACCATATCGAGGGCGCGGACATAGCCAGCGAGCAAAGGCGCGGTGTAGGAGGTGAACCAATCGGCCGGAAGCGAGCCGGTAATTTCCAGCCACATTTCCGCTTGGGCCTCGGTCAGCGTTGACGGAGGCGCGACGCGCTCAACAACGCCGGTCGCGCCAACCAGCGTCATAGATGCGGCGGATTTGCGGCCTCGCTGCTGCATAAATCGTCAATCCTTTGGCGCATTTCTTGCCAATTAGCAAAAAAAGAGTGGCGTCGCGTGCTTTAAAAGTGGGCCAAATGACTTTGAACCCACCCCCTACGCCTGAATGTTGACACGCGGCTTACAGTGTGTCAAGTCCTTGACGCTGCCGTGGCAATGGCTGGCCCTCTAGGTCAGTCGCCATGTCATCGTCCTGATCCGCTAGTGCGTTCACTAGGTGCGCGAGTAGCCGTTCTATGTTGCCTAGGCGGCCTAGGACTTGTTCCAATGATGCGTCGGATTGATTGGTGTCCCGTCCGGCTTGCATCCCTGCGGCTCCCATTGCTTGCCCTGCTGCTCTGTCATCGTCTTGCGGCTGTGGCATACGTGACATAGCGTCTGTAGGCGGTCGTCCGTCACGTCGCTATGCGCGTCGTTATGGATGTGGTCTACCTGATCGCCAAACCGTCCGCACACTTGGCATTGGTACATATCGCGCGTCAGCACCCTTTCGCGCTGTATACGCCATGCGCGGCTGCCGGTGTTTAGGAAGCGGCCTGCCTGGCGATTAGCCGCCTTCATCTTCAAGCGGCGGCTCCTGATCCTCGGGCGGATCGGTGTCCTCGGGCGGATCGTCAGGGGGCGGCGGGGTGGTCGGCTTGGGCGGCGGGTCGCTAATGATGATGATGGTGCTAATGGCTGCTCTCCGGCGCGAGGTTAGGGGCGCGCGTGTAGATCACCGTGAGGTAATCGTTTAGGCGCTGGATTTGCGCCTGCTGATGAATGACCATCGCGCCAAGTGCAATACACAGCGACATAGACACGGCGGCGCAAGTGGACGCCACCCATACGCCAATCCCGCCAGCGTTCACCGAGACATTCGCGGTGTTCGCGTGGCGGGCTAGGTGCAGCGCCTTGATTTCCTCGCGGAGTCCGGCGACCGCTGCCGCTAGGGAGTCGATGGGGTCAGCCACGGGACATTAGCCCGCGAACATCGGCGCGCAAATCGTTTACCGCGTCAATCAGCTTTTCCACCGTGTCCGTTAGCTTTTGAAAGTCCGCGTTATCGGGGTGATTCTTGGCGATGTATAGCTCTAGCGCAGCCAGCTTGGCGGACTGTTCGCGGTTAATGTCCTCTACGGCTTTGAATCGCTCGCGCAGGGCATTGATGTACCAGCCAATAGGCATTAGAGCAATGCCGGCGACCGTGGCGATAGCGTCGAAAAAGTCCATTAGTGGCGCGTCTCGTCGTCAAAGCCCATAAGCTCGCGGATTTCTTGCTCAGCCACCAGCTTAGAGAAAGTGTAGATAGGGAGCGCTTCCATCGTGCAGGTCGAATACTCATACACGGATTCAGCGTCTTCCGTGACAATGAACACCGACTTGACCTGCCCGGCCTCGGCGCGGCGCAGGGCCTCGCGCAGGCAATCCACAACCTCCGGATCAAACTCCGGCGCGGGGTCGTCATCCTTCACTACGCGAAGATTTGCCATGTTCCGGATTCCAGAATGTCGAAGGTCTAACGCGGATTCGGGCTCAAATGCGCCTCGGACTAGGCAAAACGAAGGCATTGGCTAGTCTGAGAAACACTAAAAACCCTGCGTTTAGTGTCGTTTAGCGTCATGCAAAGCGCCCCGGTTTCGTCGGGGCCACACGCCTGCGGGACTCATGCGCCGCAGGGAACCGGCATTGCACCGGAAATGCCGGCCTGATTTCGACTCCGGCGCGGTTAGTTCATTCTACCACACTAGCCCGAAGGAATCGCCGCGTTGCCATTACCATGCAAAACACAAGGAAGGTATAGGCGTCCACGCATTCCTCGGCCGGATCGGGCGGCCGGTTGTCGAATAGGCGCTCGATTGCGTACCGCGCGCACCACATATGCGCTTGGCTAGGCCCATACAGCGCCTCAAGGTGCCTCACAATCTCCCGCGCTACGCTAATCCGATCCACGCCGAGCCCGATCATCCCGCTGATAATGTCCGGCCCGATGCGCTGCCAGGGAGCTAGCTCAGCGAATGGCACGCCCTCCGGCCAGCATCGGGCCATTGCGAGGGCTGCGGCCTGCTCTAGCGCCTCTGGCGTCTGGCCGCGCTGGGCGATGAAGTCGCGGATCGTGCGGCCGGGATCGGCGTCCATGCCGTCGTCGCTCACGCGAGGAAGTCCCAATTCTGGCCGCGATACTTGGCCCGCATATACTTGACCAGCGGGACGCCTTCGTACTTGCGGCAAAGGTAGTCGAGCGTAAGCGGCATGATGCAATACTCGCCGTCGCGCACTTCGTTAAGGATCACCACGCCGCGCCAATGCCGCTGGCCCTGCGCGCCCCTATATCCCTCTTCATGCAAATATGCGCTGCCTGCGACGAGGCCATGCCAAGTCGCGCCGGACGCCTGAATGCGGGTACCGTACCGGAAGCCCTGCTCATGGCCTTGCACGAAGCTACAGCCGATCTTATTGAGCCGGTTGTCAATGCTGCCGCCGATAGCGTGCGAGCTGTGCGACGACTGGAAGAAATGCGAATAGAGGACACCATCTAGCCACACGCGCTCAAGGTACCGATGCCGCTTGAAGCCGCGCGTAAGGCAATGATGGTCGCCGATCATGCCGGCGTATTTCGGATTGGCATTGATCGCGCGGTCAATGCGGCCTTCGTGGTTCCCAAACAGGAAATGGCAATCAGGCCTCCAAGGCTTTTGGCGTTTACGCTGGCGGCGCACCTCGGCTTCCATCGGGGCCGTAAGCTGGCGAAAGGCTTCGTTTCCGACTGCGATATCGTCCTCATACCGCGCGCCTTCCATCTTCATCGAACCTGGCGCATCGTGCATCGACAGCGAAGGCATATCCCAATGGTCGCCAAGATGAATAACGCGGTCGGGGTGATAGTCCACGATTGCTTGGCCGATCCAAGCCATGTGGTCGAGAGGGACGCCGGGGCGCGTTTGAGTATCCGGACAAATAAAGTGGCGCATCAAGCCCTCGCGCTATGCCAAACGAAAATGACGCCAAGCCCCAAAAGTCCCAGCGTCACGGAATTGATCCACAAGTTGACTTCCTCGCCGCTGGCGGTCGTGCCGATTGCCGCCATAGCGTCATAGTCGAGCGCAAGGCCCTTGAAGTCGCGCGCGGTGTCCGACCACTCTAGCGAATAGAACGCCACGTTCACTCGTCGCGCTCCCACGGATTCTCCGGCGGGTCAAACGGGATGCCAATGATCCCGCGCATACGCTGCGAAAGGCTTGGCTCGCCGCCCAGCGGATCGCCCAGCGTCACGGGGCTTCCATGCACCCGCGCGACTTCCCTTTCACCGCCAAGCCATGCCGTCGCAGCTTCTAGCGCAAGATCGAAGTCGGTATAGACCGCCTCAACGCGCGGCAGGCTATCCGACCAGTACGAAAGGATTGCACCGCCCTCTGCCCGCCTGATGCTTACGCCGCGCATATTGGCTCCTAATTAGTTGCACCGTGTCGCCGGTGCCACGCGGGCCTGTGCAGAACCATCTGCTATAGGGGAATCGAACACCCAACCATCACCAGTTCTCGGCCAACGAGGCGGAATCGAACCGCCCAGCCCATCAAACATTATCAAGTCTTAGCGATTCTGTCAAGAGTCGCCAAATGCTCGCGCAGGTTAAGCGCAAGGCACGCGGGGCTAATGTCCTTCGTGAACTCAAAGTCATAGCGCCACGGGGCCAGCGTAGACCATGCAAGCTCATCGGGAAGCACCGCACGCCAGCCCTGACGCGGGATGCGGTAGATAAGCAGCGGGATGCAGTCGCGCGCCTTCGCGGCTTGGACGGTCTGCACCCACCAGGATTTCACCGCGAGCCGTTGGTGCGCCTTGCACTCGATCAGGAACAGCCCGACCGGATCGAGGTCGCCGTGCTGCGCCTGCTGATATTGCTTTAGCTGGCGCTCGACCTTAACGCCTAGCTCATCCAGCACCCATCGCGCAATCTGCCGCTCAAAGGTCGCGCCCTTGCGTCGATTGCTGCGGCCGCGCGCGCTCGCATCCGTCATGCCATAGCCTCCTTAATGTCAGCCAGCATGTCCCGCGCGTCTGCGCGAATGTCATATACCCCTAGAATCTCAACGCCCTTGCCAATCCTAGAGCCAACCAAGCGAGGCTCTACGCGGCCGGACGGAAGCTTTACTAGCATGGCGCTATCCGATGCCGCCATAAGCGACAGACGCTCTAGGACTTCCTCGGCCGTCTCCGGATTTTCTCGCCCGCCCTTGTTCCAAGCCACGCCGCGACGGTTTCCTCCGCGCATGGTTTCTCCAAGCTCCTTAGACATGGCATAGGCTCGGCGCAACATGTCATGGGCCGTTGCGTGATCTTTGCCGACACACTCGCGGATCAGCTTCACGCCTTCGGACTCACCATCCACTAGCGCGATCCGATCCGCGCAGAATTTCACCGTGTCCCAATTAAGCGGGACATTGCGCCGCTCTCGCTTAAGAATCTTCCTGATCGTTTCCAGTCCTGCGCGGCGCTGTTCGCATGGCTTGCTCATTACTTGAACCTATCTCCGATTGCGCCCTTTCGGCCGCCTGCAATTTGCGTGATTCGTCGCTGCTCTTCCGGCGTCAGGCCCGGGTCGTCGTTTGGCGGTACAAACCGCTTTGCGCTGGCCCTATCACGGTATGGCCGAAGGATTTGCTCAACCTTCGCGCAGGCTTCGTACACATCGCACGGATCAAGGTGCGGCATAAGCTCGGCGCGGATGCGCTCTGAAACTCGATCAGTCATGGCACTCTCCTAGAATGTCAAGGGTCACGCCAGCCTCGCGGAACATGGCCTCGGCGTGGTTGAAACTATCCGCCCATCGAGCGGCTTTGTCAACACTCGGGCGCATCGAAACGACGCGGACGATGCCAGCCTGGACGATCACCGCCGCACAATGCGCGCACGGCTGCATCGGGTACACATACAGCGTGCAGCCACGCACGCCAGAGGCCGTCAGAATCGCGTTCTCCTCCGCGTGGATCGTGCGGGCTAGCTTCTCCTCGCGCGTGCCATAGGCGTCGCTCACGCCGCGCGGAGGGCCGTTGTAGCCGACGGATGCAATCGTGCGGTCAGGCCGGACGATGACGCACCCGCAGCGGGTGGACGGGTCTTTAGACCACTCCGCGACATGGCCCGCGAGGTCGAGGAATCTGGTGTCCCATTTCGGGCTGGGCGGCGGCCTTCGATTCTTGTGTGCGAGCGCAAACGGCTTCATCGTGTCTGCAAACTCCGCCCAATCGGGGCGACTCCAATCTATCGAAAATGGCTGGCTCACGGCTTCGCCTCAAGGGTTTCTTCAGCCCTCGGAAGACGGGCCGCGCGAACCTCGCCCCCGGAGCTAAGCCAAACGCCATCGTGAATGCTCGGCTTGTGTTCGTGCCAAACCCATTCACCGTCCCAATCCATCGCAAGGAAGTTTGCCCACTCAGGTGCATCCCTCCAGTCTGGCTTGTTCATTCGTCCTCCCATATGTGTTCAGGCGCTAGCTTCGCATCGGTGCGGGCTAGCAGCTCTTCATCCGATCCGTGGGCCTCGTGAAAGACCTTGCTTCCGTCCATCAGGCTTGGCCCGTAAAAGTTCCTAGCGCCCGCGTGGTCGAACGGCGGCGGCGGGATTCCTCTGTGGTGATGCCCACAGAGCGGCACGGTGTAGCGGTCGCCTAGGCGCCTTCCTCCGCGCGTCAGGTGGTGAACATCGACCGGCCAGTATCCGCAGACGATGCACTCTAGCTCCTTGACCGCCGCCATGCGGGCTGCGCCTTGCTTGGTTGGCGGGCGCTTACGGTTCATTAAAAATCGCGCACATCTTGATCTCTCCCCGTCCTTATCCACTTGTTGTGCCGCTTGATATGCGCTACATGCCTACATTCGGCGCACCTGTCACAGTCGTTTGCGGGATTCCTAATCGCTCGCGTGCTTCGATATGTGTATGTTCCGCAAGCGCACCTAACAACCCAGGCCGCTGGCTTTTGAGAAGCAACACCAATAACAGTCATTTTCCCGTATTTTTGGCCGACTAGATTTGGCATGTTAAATGGAATTACAGTCTTGACGGGAAGTGGATTCCTGCTATCACCGGCAGTAGGGCGATGATCTGGCCTGTAGTCAACGCCGCGCGCCAATACGCGAAGCGCAACGCGGTCAACTGGCGTTGTATGTCGCCCATCAACCATGACGGGGTTTTGCTCTATGTGCGATTCTCCGCGCCTTCCTGTCAATACCGATTTCATGACAAAATCACTCCTTAAAGATCACGCCACGCTCGGCCCCAAAGGCCGCGATAAGTTCCATCAGGTCGCCGCACTCGCTAACGCTCAGGTCGCGCGAGGATGCGCCTAGAACTACGAAACCGCCGTCGATGCCGGGGACGACCTTTTGCCCCTGGCGATAGCTGGCGACGAACATATGCCGCCACTCATCCTTGCTCAACCGCTGGCCGTGCCATTCGACTTGGCTAGCCACCTCCGCGCACATTGCGTTCATCCGGGCATTCTGCTCTAGCGTCCGCGTGTCTAGCAGCCGCCACGACACCTTTACCGGATGCGTGGCGGACTGGCCGATAGCCACTAGGACGCGGAAGATTGGCACCAGCGCGTCACGGAAACCCGAGCCGTGCCGCACGATCCATTCGCCCTTATTCACGCCTCCGCCCTTTTGGTTTTCTTTAGTGCAAGGTAGCGCCCGTATGCCTCGCTCTTGGGCTGGGTCAGGCCAAGCCCCTTGCACCAATAGTCATTGCGAAGGAGGACTTTTGCAACGCGCCGCCACGACGGGGCCCAGTGCTTGTCCTCAAGAACCTTCGGCGCTTCGTCTGGGATGCCGGAGCTATAGCCGCGACCGTACCATCCACCGAGGAACGAGCGAAAACGCTTGATATAATGGTCTCGCGTTTTCTTTGGCAGTGACGACAAAAGAAGGTTGCTAAACGACTTCCATGTATGGCCCTCGGGCTTGCTGATCTTGTTGTATCCGGTAATGTTGCCGGTCTCCTGAATGTAGAGCGCGCCGCTGTTGGCTCCATTGACTCGCGCCACCACGCGCGACCAGGTTTCAGGCTCCAAGATGTGATAGAGCCACAAGCCGCGGCGCTGGTCGTCTCCATAGGGCTGGCAGAGGCGCTGCTGACTAAGCGGGACGCCAGCCTTGTGCATCAGGTCATAGATCCTGTTGTGGGCGAGGTCGGGATACTTGGCATGGAAACGCCAGATGTCTTGGGTTCGCCAGTCATAGATTGGATAAACATTGAACAGGCCGTCAGCTACCTCAGTGGTAAACCGCTTGCCGTTGTGCATTGCCTTGTCAGACTGCGCAATCGTGCGGAATCGGTTCAGGCTTTCGTCTGCGCGGATGCCAACAAAACCGCACGCTTGCTTGCCCTGCGCGAACCAGACACCGAACAACACCATGAACTCTTCAAACTCCATGTTCGGCTGATAGAAGTCGAAGATGGAGCCGTCAGTAATGGCCTCGGGTGGCGGGCGGCGCACCCAATCGGACTCGCGCGACGGATCCCAGCACAGCCAGCGCGGCTCATAGTTTGTGAGCGCGTTCCGGAGCAGCATCGGAAGGCACAGCCAGTAAAGCTCAATGTTGTCGGCGTACTCCGCCACTACCTCGCGGATATGATCCTCCGTAGCCTTGTATTGCGCCTCAAGGTCAATGATCAGCACGCCGACCTTGCGTTCACGCTTGCGCGCCTCGGAAAGAACCAGGTGCATCATGACGCTGGAATCCTTTCCGCCGCTAAAGCTGACATAGATACGCTCAAAGTTATCGAACGCATAGCCAACACGGGCGCGGGCCGCGTCAAGCACATTCTGTTCCCGATATTTCTTGATCGTGGCCATTAGTAGAGATTCGCCTCCGTTTTAGACTGCGCCTCATCCATCGTCAGGATGCGCTCGCCGCGAGTGAAAAGCCAAAAGTTCAGGGCCGTAAGTGCGGCGTCGTCGGCGGCGGACTTTTGCTCATCGGTGAGCAGATTGTAGCCCGCTCGATAGGCGGATGGAAGCCCCATGTCAATGCAGGCTGCGGCCTGGCCTAGCCATGCGATACGGTTCATGCGCTCATTGCTCAGGTAATGCTCGCAAGAGTTGCGCCACTCGCTAACGACGCGACCAAGGGCCGCCGCAAATCGCGGAATGTTGGCGAGGAAGGCGCGGTACATTTCGAGGCAATCATCATCAGACAGCGATTTATCGGGCGATCCGTTTTCATAGAACCCGGCCGGATAGCACTCCCACTTGTCCCATGTGTGATAGATGCGCTTCACGACTGCGCCTCCGCATCGTCCTCCAGCGGGATGAATGCATCGTCAAAGTCGTCAATGTCCCACGACTTGCTAAAGTCTTCGTCGTGGAAAAGCTCGGCCAAGCCGGTAAGCTGGCAGAGGCGCAGGATTTCGTCCTCATCCATGCCAAGCTCTTTGCTGATGCGCGAGTCCGACCAGTTCCGGCGCTTAAGCTCGATGACAATCTCGCTCATCGACTCAACCTTGTGCTTACCGCGCGCGCGATTGTGGCGGATCGTCGCAGCCATGCGGTCGGTCTTGTCGGTGCGGCTGTCATTAGCCACGACGACCGGCAGGAAGCCCATGACGCGGGCGCGAACAGGATCGGACTCTTTGCCGACGCGGTTGCGGTGGAAGCCGTCGATCACCTCATACTTGGCCTCATTGCGCCAGGTGACGATAGGCTGCGTATAGCCGTCCTCAAGGATGGAATGTTCCAGCAACTTCATCTCAGGCGGCGCAACGCTGTTTGGGTTGTAATCGTTGGCCTGCACCGCGTCAGATCGCACCCAGCGGACGCAATCCACCGGCTCTGACTTAAACGGCGAGTATTCGCGCAGCTTGGCGCGGATCGTGTTGATAGCCTCGACGCGATCGTCAAGTCCAAAGGAATCGAGGACTCGAAACACGGCCTCGCACTCGGCAACAACGGAATTGATGTTTTCGTTCATTCGTGACCCTCCAAGTCTTTACTGCAAATCGCGGCACATTGCCGCTTGGCCTCGACTTCATCATGGCCCGCTGGCGTTGTCAATAGCAGCGCCTTACCGCGCCACGCTTGGAACACCAAAGCATTCGGTGGCCCGCTCTTGGTGATTGTGTAGCGGAGGCAGGATGATTGCACGCACCACTCGCTAAGGCGCGTCCATTTCACGCGGGACGCCAGGTCATCGCCCCACCTCCCCCGGCTTGCTCGGGCGCCGGTTCCACGCCGCAGCAGCCTCCTCGCGGCTGTCGCGCACGATCTGTGCCCCGCAGCCGCCCATATTCTCGGTGCAGTGCATCCCGATGCAGGGGGTGTCGGCATCCTTCCGTTCGTCTCGGCGGACGTACTTGCGGCGCAACATGCCTGTGAACGGCCCGGGTACGAATGACTTTTCTTCGCGCCAGTAGATGCCGGTCGGATACATCACGTCGAGCATGGAATCCTCGTCGTCGTATGGCGGCTGCCAGCCGCAGAACGGGCACGGTTCCAGATGCTCACCCACGGGACACCTCCCCCTGCTTGGCGGCGGCGAGCCAGTCGCCGGCGGTGACGCGGTCGACCTCGGCGAGCTGCACGAGATCGGCGCCAGCGTCAGGCGCCCAGTTCAGCCGGGCAATCTCCTCGGCGCCGTACAGCTTCGGCAGCTTTCCGGGGTACTGAATCGCCCAGCCAGACCACCCTTCGCCATAGCCGTCGCCTTCCTGCACCGGGTGGTAATCCAGATCGCGCATCCTGTCGCCGACATCGAGGATCGCGTCGGCGTAGCCGTACGCGCTCGACCACTCCTCGCGGTCGGGGCCAAGCACGAGGTCGAGGATTTGGTCGATGACCTCCTCGCACTCGTCGCGCTCCTTCATGACCTGCTCGTGCATCGGGTCATCAGCCACCTGCGGCGCTGCGGGGGCGGCGGAGAGCATGGCGGCGTAGATGGTCTTCGCCTGCGGGAAGTCGGTGGCCGGGTAGACTTCACCGCTGCTATCCCCGAGGGTGCAGCCCCCCGCCTCCTTGAGCATTGCTCGGAGCATTTCCTCCGTAGGCACCTTCGGCACCATCACCCACCCCTCCGGTACATCCGCCACGGCGGGCTGGGCGTCAGCCTGCGCGGCGACCTCGCGGGCGGCGGCGACCATCGCGGCGCAGTCGTTGTTTCGCACGGCCTCACACAGCTTGCTCAGGTCAGCCATTGGTGCGCTCCTTGTAGCGGGTGAGGGCGTCGTCGATTTCGTGAACCGCCATCCAGCAAGCGATGTAATGCTCGCGGTGATTCTCGGCCTTATCGACCTTTTTCTTTAGCTTCACCATCGCTCCGTCAATCGCCTCCGCCTTCGCCTGGGCGCGCAGGGCGGCTACAGCGAGTGTCAGCGCGGCCTCGTCTTTCGGTCGCAGGTTCGGCGTGCATTGCAGAATGTCCACCAGCGTCTGCGCGGCTTCTTCGTTCGTCATCGTCTCAGCGTCCATCGTTTCCCCCTCGGGCGGCGAGCATGGCGTCGGCCACGTCGTAAGCGGTGCGCGCGATCTTTGCGGCGGCAGAGTGAATGTGCGGATCGGCGCAGAACCCATGCAGCGCCTTCGCCGCGAAGTAGTCGCGCAGGGTCATGCCACGCCAGTCGGGGTGAACTCGGTTCCCGTTCTCGGTGCAGGACAGGTGCCACTCGCTGATCGGAAACGCCGGCCCACCATCGTCGTGCTTACTCATCGTCGCTCTCCTCGATCACTTCAATGCGGACGCGGGCGAGGCGGTAGCCGTGGATTAGCCGAAAGTCCGCGTCGCACAAATCCAGCGCGTCGGCAAAATGAAGGCACATTTCCTTTGAGGCGGCGCATGTCGATTGCTCCACCCCGTCCGGCCCCACCACCGCCCAGCCGACAGCGGCGGTCACGGCTTCACCCCGCGCGCGGCGTCGATGGCGGCGTCCCATGTGTCGCCAGGGGCTTGCAGAATCCACGCGTAAGCGGGCGTCCTCTCGTCGTCGCACTCATCGCGCAGCCACTCGTACCGCTCCGCATTCACCCGCAGCCGCTCGACCTCGGCGCGCGACTGCATCAGCGACGACTCGCAATCCGCGAGCCGCGACTCCGCGTTCGCCCAGAGATTGCGGTAGAACTCCACGCTATCCTTTACATCGTTCATGTCTCGCCCTCCTTGTTGGGTGGACAAATCCTAGCACCTATCCGCCCGCTGTCAATACCGTTCGTCGGCTCACTTGCGCGTCAGGTCGCCCCAATCCGTGCCGCCCTTTTTCGGCTCCGCGCGCTGCGGCACCGGCCCGTCCCATGCCTCAAACCGCATTTGGTCAAGGCGCGCGAGTAGCGGCAGCACTTCGCCGGTTTGAACATCGCGGCCCTTTGCGACGTGGATTTCTGCCAAACCTGGGCGGTCGCTTTTGTCGTACACCTCGGGGCGATGGATCATCAGGATCAAGTCCGCCGCTTCCTCGATGCCGCCAGACCCGCGAAGCTGCGCCACGGTCGGGGCCTGCACCGCGCCACCATGCTGGTCGGTCGCCGTGCGGTTTAGCTGCGCCAGCACCAGCACCGGACAACCAAGCTCCTTAGCCAGCGCCTTCAATTCGCGCACGGAGTCGCCGCGTTCGATGACCTCGCCTTGCTTGTTCGGCAGCTTCAATTCGTGCAGGTGGTCAACGATGACAAGCCCGAGCCCGTGACGCATATGCTCACGCTTCGCACGCGCCGAGATCTGTTGCGTCGTCAGGCGTGGCGACTCGTCAATAAACAACGACGACTTGGCGAGCGCCGACACCGCCTGATTGATGCGCGGCCAGTAGCCGTCACGCTCGTCGTGCGGCTTGAGCAGCCAGCCATAGGGGATTTGCGCGAACGCTGCCACCATGCGATCCATCACGCGAACCGCGCGCGTCTCCATCGAAAACACCGCGATACGCTGGCCTGCAAGCGCGACATTGCCCGCGACTTGGAACGCAAGCGCGGATTTGCCTTGATTGGATCGGCCACCGAGGATCGTCACCTCGCCCGGCTGCAAACCTCCGGTGTAGTCGTCTAGCGCCGTGATGCCGGTCGGCACGCCTGGAATCACCTTGCTCTCATACCGCTCCCTCAGCGCCTCAAACCACGCCTTCGCAATCGGCTTGACGTGGATCAGCCCGCCGTGGCGCGACGGCTCCAGCGCCGATAGCTCGCGCGTCGCAGCGCCCGCAATGTCCGCGATCTTCTGGCCCTTCGGATTGATCGCCGCCTCTCGCAGACGGTCGGCAATCGCAATCGCCTGACGCCTGCGGGAATTGTCAACGACAATCTCCGCATAGGCTGCGATATTTGCAGCGCTCGGCGTGTTGCTCGCCAAGTCCATCAGCCAACCGTCGCTAGGCGCTCCGCCAGCCTCTACAAGCGCCTCGGAGACTGTCAGCGGATCGACGGTGCGGCCAGCCTCAGAAAGCCCGCAGATCGCCGCGTATGCGCTTCTGTGCTGTCGGCTGAAAAAGTCCTCGGCCGTGATGAAGTCCGCGATTGAATGCAGTGCGGCGGGCGAAAGGAGTAGCGCGCCAATCACCGCGTCCTCGGCGTCCGTGCTTACGGGCCTGGGGCTCAAGGGGCGTACCCGTCGGGCATGTTGTCGGTGGACTTGCTCTCGTCCTCCCACGCCCAGCAACGCAGCCTAGCCACCTCGCGCTCAAGCTCGATGATGCGCCCCGCGTGTTCCATCGTCTCGCGGTGCGCGGTCAGCAGGTCGCACGAAAGCTCGCGCTTCTCACGCTCAAGCTCGGCCACGCGCTGCTGCGCCGCCTTAAGGTCGGCCTCCGCATCCTCATACATGCACTGCCATTCATTGCTCATCGCTTTCCCTCCATTTGAGTAGCCACATCGTCAAAGACCCGCGCCATCGTCTTTTCAGACAGCAGCGTGTCAACCCCTTGCTTCCATTGCGCGTTGTTCGGGTTTGCCCGACGCCCTGCAAGCCAATCGTCGCCTGAGCAGTGCCGCCAGTAGGTTGACCAGAACGCGGGGCCGTACTCTAGCCCATAGCGGGCGCAGAAGTCACGGGCCAGGTGGTCGGCCTTCTTGAGCAGGCGGAGACGGCTAGCCGGAAGCGCGCCGACTTTACGGCAGTCCGGCAGCGTTGTCGAGTAGTCTGCGAGGATCATTGCCGCGCGCTGGGAATCGGTAGATTCCTGCATCTGTGCTTTTACAGTCTTATCTGCTTTTACAGTCTTATCTAGTGGGCGTTCTACCGGCGACGGCTTTTCCGTCTCCGGCAAACCCGTCTGCGGTGTGTCGAAAACCATGAAATCCTCGCCAGCATAGGCCCCGCAGTCGTCGCGCACCGGCTCGCGCTGCAAGTATCCGGCCTCGACAAGCTCGCGCAGCATCCCGCGCACGGCATCCCGACCAGCCGTGCCGGAATTGATCAGGTGCGCCACGGAAACGCGCCAATTGTCCGGCTTGCACAGCAGGAAGATCAGCAGGCCACGCGCGCCCCACGACAGGCGCGAGTCATCGGCCACGCGACGGTCGAGGGCGTACCATCCGGCCTCGGGCCTGGGGGATCGGACGATAGCCATTAGCGGTCAACCTCTTTGAGCAGCGCGAGCGCAGCCTCGCCTAGCAGCTTGATTGGCGTGCCATCGGGGATGCACTCGATAGCGGCGTTGGCGAAGTCGAGCGCGGCAAGGGCGCGGCGGTCAGCGGCCTCGGCGTCCTGTTCTGCCGTCTGGCGCTCATCCTTGAGCGTTTGCATACGCCAAACAAGGTCTTTATGCACGCTAGAAAGCTGCGCGGCGGCCTTGCGCTCTCCTTTGTCGAACAGCAGTTCGATTGCGGCCTCTATGGCCTCTAGGTTGTATTCATCGGACATTTCGTGCCTCCATATGGCGTCGGATCATTGCGGCGTGCGCCTTGCGCTCAGCAGGCGTCACGGGGTCGGTGCGCGCGATTGTGGCTAGCGCGGCGCGGATGCGGTCTAGTAGGGTCATGTGGGCTCCTTCCGCGCTTGACATTGGCGCGGCGTGGTGACAGCCTTCATCAAAAGGAGGGCTTATGTCAATAGGTGAAGTTAGGCCAATCAATCCGAGGCAGGCGCATCCGTTCCTGCTAGGCATCCACTACGCGCGGCGCATTCCGTCGATCAGCTTTGCTTTCGGCCTGCACCGTGGCGGCGATCTTGTGGGCGTCGTGACCTACGGCACACCAGCATCCGCGCCATTGCGTCGCGGCGTGTGTGGCGATGAATGGGCGGGGCGCGTGCTGGAATTGAACCGTCTATGTCTGCGCGACAACCTAAAGAATGAGGCCAGTTATCTTGTCGCCGCGAGCCTCAAGATGCTACCACGGCCGCGCGTCATCGTCAGCTTCGCGGACACCTCGCAAGGCCACGCTGGTTATGTCTATCAAGCGTGCAACTTCGTGTATTGCGGCCTGTCCGAAAAGCGCACAGACTGGAAGGTGCGCGGGAAAGAACATTTGCACGGGCAGACCATCGCGGATGAGTTCAGGGGCAGCGCGAACCGCGCTCAGGCGATGCGGGACAAGTACGGCGACGACTTCTACCTAGAGCCGCGCGCGCGCAAGCACCGATACATCATGCCGCTTGGCTCAAAGTCTGATAAGCGCGCGATCATGGCCGCGCTTCGGTACGCCGTTCATCCGTACCCCAAGGCCCCGACGAACGGTAATTGACACCCGCCGCGCACGGCCTATCATTGGCCCAACACAACGGAGGACACGCCATGACTTACGAATCCGAAGACGGCGCCAAGCACGGCCGAGCCACGCGCAACGACCGTGCCGCGCATTTCGCACTGTGCGACGACTGCAACGACGAGGTGAAGAATCAGCGCCTCAACGCCGACGCGATCAGCGCGCTGGCCCTCGCCAAGCTGCGCGAGTCCGGCCACCGCCAGGCGGGCTTCATGGCCCGCGTTGCGCGCCTGCTGGGCCTGCGCTGATGGAAGCCACCATTTCCTGCGACGCCTTCGTGTCCGGCCTATCGGTCATGTCGGACGATGGCGACGTGTTGCTATTCGCGCACAAGGGCATTAGCATTCGACTTGACCGCGAGGACGCTATTGAACTCGCGCGGCGGATCATTGAACTGACGGAGGCGGCATGAACCACATTGACATTGAGCGGGCGCAGGCGTTTGAGCGCGGCGTATGGTGCGGGCTGGCGGCTGGGTTCGTCATGTCCTTTGGCTTCGTCGTGCTGATTCACTTTGGCCTTAAGGCGTGGGGGTTCTAATGTACGCATATCATTTCGTTGGCGATACGCTTCGAGACGGCCGGCCGGTGCCGGCTGACGGCGAGTGGCTGGAACATGACGGGCCGGTGGTTCCGTGTTCATCGGGGCTTCACGCCTCGGCTTGCCCGTTTGATGCGTTGACCTATGCGCCGGGGAATACGCTGTGCCTCGTGGAGCTTGGCGGAACGATTGTCGATCATGGCGGCGACAAGGTGGTGGCGTCGCGTCGCCGGATCGTGAAGCGGATTGACGCCGAGCCGCTGATGCGTGAGTTCGCCCGCTGGTGTGCGTTGCAGGTGATCGAGCGTTGGGACGCGCCTGACGTGGTGCGGCGCTACTTGGAGTCAGGTGACGAGAGTCTGCGGGATGCGTCGCGGGATGCGTCGTGGGATGCGTCGTGGGATGCGTCGCGGGATGCGTCGCGGGATGCGTCGCGGGATGCGGCGCGGGCTGCGTCGTGGGATGCGTCGCGGGATGCGTCGCGGGATGCGTCGCGGGATGCGGCGCGGGCTGCGTCGTGGGATGCGTCGTGGGATGCGTCGCGGGATGCGTCGTGGGATGCGTCGTGGGATGCGGCGCGGGCTGCGTCGTGGGATGCGGCGCGGGATGCGGCGCGGGCTGCGTCGTGGGCTGCGGCGCTGGCTGCCCAGCGCGCACGATTCCGTGCGATGGTCGATGCCGCGATGGAGGCCGCATAATGTACGGCGCACCGATTGACCCGCCCGAGCTTACGGGCACCGAGGAACTTGCCAACGGCATGGCGTTTGCGGCGATCTGCGCGATTGGCGAGTATTGCCTCCGCGAAGGCGTGGCGCTGAGTCAGGGTGACGCGCGCGCGATGGAAAACGACATTGCGCGAATTGTGTTCCGCAGGCTTGAGCAGATGGAGGCTAGCAGCTATGACTAACGAACCGATGATGACCCCGGCCCAGGCGGCTGCCGAGTGCTTCAACCGCCACGACTTCGGCACGCGCGGCCCCGTCGTGCCCAGCATGGGCGTTCCCGTGCCCGTTATGGGCAGCGTGCCCTATGAATGCGAGGTGCTGTGATGATCGCCGCTGCCGTTGTTATCACGCTGATCCTGATTCTCGCCGCCGCCGTGCGCCTTTACGCGGTGTATGCGCCTGACATTGACGACCCCCACGACTACTGCGCCGACGACACGCGCAACCCGGAGGATGACAAGTGAGCTTCTACGGACTGCCGGTGCGCCAGATGCCGCGCAAGGATGCCAACGCGCTGTATTTCCAGGCGCTAATGAACCTAGCCCAGCGTCGCGCGGAGGACTCCAGCGTTAGCGAGGCCGTGCGTCAGGAAGCGCGGGGGACGGCCGAGACTTACCGCAAGTGGATGGAGGAAATGCTGTGAAGCCTGATTGGAAGGATGCGCCGGAGTGGGCCGCATTTGCCGCTATGGACGCTGACGGTGATTGGTATTGGTACGAAAACGCGCCACGAGCGCATGAAGTTGCTGGGATCTGGCTTGCCTCTGGAAAGTCGCAGATGATGGGACTTGTGGGAAATAATTGGCGCGACACCTTGCAGGCCCGCCCGTGATCGCCTTCCCCATCGTGACGCGCGAAACCCGCGTGATCGACAACACCGAGTGCCTAGCGATCTGGCGCTATCGCTCGGCGTTCGCCCAGCACGACCGGCCGCTGATTAGCGGGCCGATTGCCAAACGCGCGAATACGCGCTATCATTGGATACCGTTTAGCAGGAAGGAGGGCAAATGATCTTCATCGAAAAGGCAACGCCGGAACTGTTCACGGCAATGGCTCAGGCGCAGCTTGAGGTCGAGAACGCGGCCAAGAGTAGCAACAACCCGCACTTCAAGTCGAAGTATGCCGACCTGGCGGAAGTCCTGAACACCGTCCGCCCCGTGTTCGCCAAGCACGGCCTGAGCATCATTCAGGCTCCGGCATTTGACGGCGCGCGGGCCAGCGTCACGACGGTTGTGGCGCACAAGTCTGGCGGGCTGATCTACTCGACGGCTAGCGCGGTTCCGGCCAAGACCGACGCGCAGGGCATCGGCGCGGTGACGACCTATCTTCGCCGCTATGGCCTTGCGGCTATGGCTGGCATCGCGCAGGAAGATGACGACGGCCAGAGCGCGGCGCATAACAAGAAGCCGGAGCCGATCCCCGCCGGTCGCCCTCTGGATGGGGCATGGGATAGCTTCAACGAGGAAGCGCAGGCGTACCTTCGGGAGGTCGGCGCGGAGTGTGTGCGACTGTTCAACGCTGGCCAGGTTGGCGCGGCTTGCGTGAAGTACGAAACGGGGCATGACTCCGACGAGAAGGTGGCGCTGTGGACGCTGTTTGACTCCAAGATGCGCGCCGCCATGAAGAAGCATAAGGCCGAGAACAAGGACTAACGATGGCATACGACAACACGAACCGTGGCACGCTTGGCCGCAACAAGCGCAAAGAGCAGGACTCGCATCCTGACTACTCCGGCAAGATCAATGTGGACGGCCGCGACTACTGGCTGTCCGGCTGGCTCAAGGAGTCGAACGGCGAGAAGTTCTTTAGCCTGAGCGTGAAGCCGAAGGACGGCCCGGCGCAGAATCCGGTCAAGCACGCTCCGGCGCGCGAGATTGATCCAGACGATATCCCTTTTTGAGGACTGACCATGACTGACATTGTGACCCCTGGCACCTACTCTATCCGCTACTCGCGCGACCGCATCGAAACCGCCGTGGTCGTCGGCTCGCGCAAGATCGGCCGTGGCTACTCCGTGATCTTTGCGGACAAGTCGCATATGAAGCTCAAGCAGTTCCAGCGCACGGCGACGCTTGTCATTGCAGACCCGACGAACGGTATTGACACCCCGCTGTGATGGTGTAAGGTGGCGGCGTGGGGATTGCCTCACGTCGACCATCTAGGAGATGACATGAATCAGTTTGACGGAACGAGCGCTCGGCCCAATTGGGAAGATGCGCCGGAGTGGGCCAAGCACCTTGCGATGGACGCGGACGGTGAATGGTGGTGGTTTGAGGTTGCGCCGGTTCTTGCGGTTGGCGACGGGTGCTGGGCCTGTATGTGCGGGCAGGTTCGCCGCGCGGGCAACGGTATTGGCTGGGCTGATTCCTTGGAGTCGCGCCCGTGAACCCCAAGCCAAAGAAGTCGCACCCGTGGCGCACTCAGCCCGTTAGCCCGCCTAAGACCAACCCGGAGCGGGTCATCCCGTTCCACGCACAGATGGGCCTGCGGGCCACTCGATAGGAGGTGTTATGCTGAATGTTTGGGCCAAGCTGGCCGCTGTTGCGCTGGTGATTGTTGTTCAGACTGCTTTTGTGCTGGCGCTTCTTGCTGGCGCGGTGTGGGTCATCGTGTGGGTGCTGCGCTCGCTTGGCGTCATCGGTTGACAGGATGCGCGCGTGGTGATAGGATTCGTTGCACATGGGGCCAGCTTGCGGCCCGGACTCTAGTCTGAGTCCAACCTCCTGCGGAGCCTCGGCCCGTATGCAAGTACCGAGGACTGTTCTTCGATGTTTGAGAGCGTAAGATTCGCCGCCAAGACGCTTTTTAGCATCGAGAAACTGAAAGGCCCGCTAGATCACTCTAGCGGGCCTTTCTTTTGGCTCTATGCTGCGCTGTTGAAACGATTACGGCTCGTCTGTGAGCGCCTTGGCCTGCGCCCTATCAGCGTTTGCGCGCTGGATGACCGCCTCTAGTGAAACGATTCTGTCCACTAGATCGCCATTCGTCCATCGCGCGGGCATAGGCGGCAACAGCAGCGGCTCGGTCAGCGTGGCGGGCAGCGGGCGATAGCGGACGACGGGCACCTCGACAATCTCAGGGCGCACCACTATGTCCGGCTTGCAGGCTGTCAGCGATAGCGCCAGGGACAGGCACAGCAGCCCACGCGGCAGCATCTTGGTCACGCTCATAGATCAACCTCAGTTCACGGGTTCGGGCCGCTAGCTCGCGCTGGATGCGCTCACGCTCCACGCGCGCGGCCTCCTCGGCAAAGCGGAATCGGTTTAGCAGGGCCTCGCGCTCGCCAGCGCAGGCGAGCAATTCAGCCTGCAAGCGATCCACGACGCTAGCCGCCGCGCCGTTAGCCTCCACAACGCGCCTGACATCGAGTTCCGCCAGATCGCGCCTAGCCTCCGCCGCATCGACGCGCACGCCCTGTACAGCCAGCATGGCCCCTAGGATCACGCACAGCACGGCTAGGACGCCGGACACCTTCGACCACGGGATGATGCTCACGGTTGCCGCCTCCCTTCGCATACCGCGCGCTCATAGGCGCGGCGATTGGTTAGACCGCGTACCTCGCGGCCACCGGCACGGTTCCAGCGGTCGAGTTCCGCGCACCATACGGAGCCCGGTTCGCCCGCGTTGATCTTCCGCACAAGCGTAGAGCGGCACGCGGCCCCAGTCCCTACATTGTACGCCCACGAAAGCACCGCTGCGGCCTCGTGCGGCTCAAGCGGCTGGCGGATGCACCGGTCTAGCTCCCGAGCCATGCGCGCCACCTCAGCGCCTAGCATGGCCTCGCACTCAGCTAGAGTATAGGTCGCCCCGATGCGCGCGGCTTGGCCGGTCTGGCCGTAGCACACCGTCGGGATGCCCGCAATGTCGAGATAGGTAGTCGTCTCGACGCCCTCCCACGGCTTGATGATGCCGACAGACAGCGCGACCGCTGCGGCGGCGGCGATGCCGATTTTGGTTTTGCTCATGTGTACCAGCCTGCGTTGAAGCCCGAGGGGACGGTGCCGGTGAAGGCCGACGCGCCGAAATTGGCGGTCACGGCGGTGGTATTGGAGAACAGGCCGACAGCCGGGAACACGGCGCTGGTTCCGGTAAGCGTGAAGGTTGGAGTGGTGCCGGCCGCAGGGTCGCCGCCAAGCATCCAGCCGGACGCGCCGAAGGTCTTGACCCACACCCGCCGAGTGCCGAGGTCGATCGCAAACTGGAGGCCGCCGCCGATTCCGACATCCGACTGGCCGGTGACAGTTGACAGGAAGCCGACCTGGTAGCGGTTAACGTCCGAGGTGTTGAGTGGCTGCGCGCCACAGGTCTCGGTGCTGGTCTGGCCGGGGTAGCCGGTGAGACTGGACGCGGCCAGCATGAAGCCGGGGATTAGGTGGGTCTTGTCGCTGCCTGCGGTTCGGGTGATTTCAAAGTACCACTTGCCAGCGGACTTGCTCTGCGTCGCCCTTGCGGCAAAGAAGGCACTGGCCGCTGCGCCGCGCGTAGCCACAAGGTCGCCGCCTGAAAGCGTAATGTTTGCGCTCTTGTCGGACGGGTTCCATGTGGCATAAGTGACTGCCGGTGCCGCCGCCCCGTAGCTTGCGAGTAGCTGCTGGATCGCCATTAGGTCAAGCCCGTGCTTTTGAGGTATGCCAAGGCAATCATCTTGTAGGTTTCCTCGCCGAAGCTAGACATTCCGCAATTTATGGCCCAGCAAACAACGCGGCAGTTGTCCTTTGTGTATCCTTTTGCCGAATCAATGCGGTCGATGCTTGGCGCAAGTGGGGCCTGCCTTCCATGATGCTCATCATCAAGCATCCTTAGATCAAGGCCGGTTAGCTCGCATTTCATCGGCGTCAATCGCGCCAAAAGCCACGCCTTGTCAAGAGAGTAATCTAGCCCTTTCTTTTTGGCGCGACTTTTTGCGGCGCCCAGCATTTCTCTTGCTCGACTATCAGGCGTTGATCTCCACTTACGCCTAAACGCAGCGTACATTTCTGGGTTTGCGCGCTTATGCTCATCCCTCCATGCTGCATAAGCGGCAGGATTTTTCTTGTACCTTTCGTTGCATTGAATTCGCTTGCACTCAACGCAGGAGTTGTCCGCCGTATATCGCTGGCAATCGTGGTCGAGGTAACATTTGTTTGCAGAGCTATAACGCTTTAGCCCAAGCGCCATAGCCTGCTTCCTTGTCATAATTTCACTCACGACAAGCCGACACCCGACACGATCCACTCGGTCGCGGTGATCTTGATCGCCGTCGCCACGCCGTTAGCCGCCAGCGTGCGAGAGCCGGTCGTGCCAGCGCCCGCAAGCCGCATGGTGTCGGTGGTGATCGCAATGGTGATGACGCCGGCCGCGTTCTGGTTGATGAAGGTCACTGCCGTCCCAATGGGGAAGGCGACGGATGCATTGGCGGGAATCGTGAAGGTGCGCGCCGTGGTGTCGGCGGACGGGTGCAGAATGTGCTTGCCAGCGTCGTCTAGGACAAGCGTATAGGCGGCCGACTGGCTGTTCTGCGGGATCGCGCGAACCTCGGCAATCGTCGCGCCGCCGTCCTGAATCAGCTTGCCGGTAGTGCCGTCGAAGGTGACGATACGGTCATCCACAGCAGAAGCTGGGCCGACAACATCGCCAGAGCCAGAACCGCCACCACCCGCATAAAGCTGCCAGCCCGTAGACGAATCAGGCCCCCAAATGTATAGGTCGCCGGCAATGGCCTTGATAAGCCCGTTGAACGGCGAGAAGCCGTACCAAGTGCCATCGCGGTAGATCACCACGTCATCGGGCGAGAAGGCGGCGAACGCGCCAGTGGGAGACGAATCCACGACATAGCAATCGCCGTCGGCGGGCTCGCTAGTCGTCTCGTCATTCTCAAAGCCAAGCGCGCCACGTTCCATCGCCTCGACGCGCAGGGCATTGTCATTGGCGATAGGGGCGGCCTGAGTGATTCCCTGGGGCCAGACTTCAAGCGGCAGCGTTTCAATGGTCATACGACAAACTCCGAAGCCTCACCAAGTCCGGTCAGGCGGTTGACGCCATACACTCGAACGGTGTAGGGAGGCGGGCCGATTAGCGTTGTATCTATTGTAGCAGTCGTGACGCTTGGCAGCGTCTCGGTAAACACCGCGACCGTGCCATTGCTAACTTCCGCGAACCAGCCGGAGAAGTTGACGCTAGCCACGGGGTTTAGGTCGCCGCCAAACCGATAGCGCGGCGTCCAAGTGACGGCCACATTGTCCGAGCTATCAAGCGTCACGTCCTCAATCACGGGCGGCCATTCGCGCTGCATCAGCAGCGGCGACAGCGAATCCGTGCTAGTGCCGCCAGAGTCGGCCGGCCGCGTGAAGCTGTAATAGCGGTGCGTCTGCGTGGTGTTGATAAGGTCGGCGCTGATCGGAACAAGGTTGACGCCCAGCAGGAATACGAACTGAGCGCCAGCCTCGTGCGCGGTCGCCTTGCTATTCAGGCGGCCACGGAGCAGGCCAGAAAGCTCCCACACACCTTCCGTAGTTTCCTCGGCATCTTGGAACTGCACAAGCTCCGCCGTGCCGTCAGGACGCACGATGGCGCACGCATTGCCGCGCGACAAAAGCTGATCGCGCGTGATGCTAGAAAGCTCGTCGGCCGGGTTGTAAAGCTCAACGCGAATGATGTTGGTTGCGTCAGTGTAATGCTCCGACGCCATAGGCAGCGGGTCGAGCAATTCGCCCATCTGCGTTCCGGTGCCGTCGGTCAGAAGCGTTGAGAACGCGCCAAACGTATCGCGCTCGACCACGCCGCCGCGCCAGCCTTCGGACTCGCCGCTCAGGCCGATGTAGTAGCCCGCAACGTCGGCCACAAGTGCCGGTGCATTGATAAAGGCATAGCGGGTCGCGCCAACGTCAGACGCGGGCGGCGGGGTCACGGGAGCCGGCGGGACTGCCGTCGCATGGGCCGTATAAGCGCTAGCACGATCACGCATTGCGGTAATGCGCTGCCAACCGTCCTCTAGCTCAATCTTCGTGATGCGGCAGCGGACAACGCGCCCGCGATACTGGAGCGTCACCACGTCAGCCACGGCAAGCTCTAGGAGCTTGTCCGAAACGCCGAACTTGAGTTCGCCGCGCAATTCTTCCTCAATCACCTTGTGATTGATCGCCACAACCTCGGCCGCCTTCTCCGCCGTCATCACGATAGGCGAGGAAATGACAACGGGCTGTTCAACGCGCAGAGAAAGGCCGCGCTCGCTGAATTGCTTGTCGGCCTGCTGGCCGCCGTCAATGTCGAAGTAGACGAAGTGGATTAGGCGCGGGACGGTAATCGTGTCTTTGGTAGTGTCCTCGTCTGGCTCGTCCTCACCGATGACAAACTCATCTTCCGTGATAGTGGCAACCGATGCACCACCGCGCGGGATGAACTTTAGAACACCGTCAGCCTCTTGAATGTCAAAGAAGTACGCTTTGCCAAGATTCTTTAGCGCGCCGATTGCGGAGTAATCGGGGGAGGTAGCGAACCCATCAACCGCAACATCAGGAAGCGCGGAAACGTCATACATTGACGGCGACAGGTTAGCGCCAGCGCAAATGCTGGATACAATGTCCTTTAGCTGAAAGCTAGGCATCAGACAGTATCCTTTGCGACAGCCATATCGGGCGTTGCAGACGCGGACGGGAAGGACGCCACCTCTGTAAAGCTCGACCCGTTGTCGCTTGAGTAGTAAATTTTGGTCGTGCCAGCATTGCTAAGAGCGACGGCCCACTCTCCATTTCCCTCGATCATGCCGCCATAGTTAGAGCCACCAGTCGCCGCAGACAATGCAACATCGCGCGACTCTCCATTGCCCATGTTCCAGATTTGACTTGGGCCATAAGCAATGAACACATTGGATCCGTAATAGGTTCCATAGGTTGTGTCAAGGCCCGAGGCAATGCTCGCGGTGACAAAAACATCATCAGTACGAAGCTGCCTAATTCCCTCGACATTGAAAAGGATTCGGCTTCCGTCCGTAGCCACTCGCGTCGGCGGCGCGGAAAGATAGTTTGGGCTCTGAGTCCAATTAGCGCCATTGTCAATGGTCGTCCAATAGTACCCCTGCCCGAACGTCGGACTAGACCACGAGGCAACAAGCCCATCAGACTTTCTGGCGAGAACAATAGTCGAGCCAGACGGAAGGTTTGGGATAGCCTCCCAAGTGATGCCGTCCAAAGAGCGTTTGTCGTTGTAGTAGTAGTAGGAGCCATTCCACCAAGCATCTGATGCTTCGCGCGGAGTTACGCCGCTGCAAAGCGTCCACGTCTCTGCACCGTCAGACGAGACGGCCAGCGATACCGGAGACGCCATCCAAATCTTTCGGTTTGCCTGAGTGATTCGCACGAGCGACGAAATGCCACTCGGAAGCGGGATCGGGTCGCCGCTCCAATCGGACGGGTCGTTGGTCTTAAGGTAGAAGTTAGGCGAGCCACCAGAAATAACGGGGCCGAAAATAAACGGGCCAGCGGGAACAGTGCCGGCGTTCCCGGCCTCCATCTGATAGAACGGCACAGCGCCGCGCCGGTCGGTCAAGTCCTCGTCAGTAATGACGAAATATGCCGTGCCGCGCATGTACGGAGCTTCGTCAACGCCTAGCGCAGCCTCAATCGTCGGATCGGGCAACTGATCCCACGAGCCGTCATAGAAGGTGACGCGCGTGGCAAAGTCCGACTGAATGACATTAACGCCCGTGCGCGAGTCCCACACGAGTTCGTTATCGCGCCAAACGCGCGAAATGCCAGTCACCGGCCCTTCGCACACGCCAATAGCGTAAGACCGCAGGATGATGGAGGACTCAACGCGCGGGCCACCCTTGCCGCTGCTACGCTTGCGAATCTCGCGCGGGCCACCGTCCCAAACAAGCTGGCCGCCGATGGGGCGGAAGGAGCCATAGACGCGCGCGCGCGATCCACCCTCGCCAGCCGAGGCGGATGCAAGATCACCGATGCCAGGCTGTTTGATGACTTCGGTAGACGCGCCAACTGCCGCGCCGATCACCCAGCCATAGTAAGCACCAGTCGGGTTAAAGCCGGAGACGACGAAGCCGATTGCGGCTCCGACGACTCCGCCGATTACTTGTCGGCCCACGGATCAAACACCTCGATGATGGTTCCGCCCCACTTGGCGTCGATGCGATGCTCGACAACCTTACCCGCGAGGCTGTAGCCGTGGATGAGATACCAGCCGGTATCGCGCTTGGCCACGATGCCGACATGGCTAGGAAGTGAGCATTCGTCCCACTTACACAGAGCCACGCCACCATGCACATAGCCGGAAGGCTGGCCGAAATGCTCAACCAGTGCCTCCCTAAGCCCGTCGCGCGTCGCGTCGCGCCCGTACCCCTTCCGGTCGCGCAGATCGCGCCCAGCGGCCCGCGCAGACAGCACCAAGAGGCCGATACAGTCCACCGCGCGCGGGGATCGGCCCTGATGCCGCCACTTCACGCCCAGCATTGAGCGCGCGTGGTTGACGAAAGCGTCAGCCGGTGACGGATTCAACGGCGTTCCCCACGGATTCCAGAGTGACCTGAGCACCAGGCGTCGAGATAGCCAGCGCGTCACCGGTCGGGATATATGCCTCACCCTTGAAATTAGGCCAGTTTCCATAAGACTGACACGCGGCCTTAGTGCGGGCGCAGTCGGGGCGGATTCGGAAGGTGTCGCCAGCCTCGATTTCGTAAGGCATGGCGTTTCCTAGCGTTACATAGCCGCTAGACTCGTCCAGCGCCTCGACAATGGCAATCTTGCCGGTGTTGTTTCCGGTCAGCCACTCAACTCGACCTGGGACGAGCGCGCGAGGCTCGGAGCTAGACGACGACTCGGGATCAATGTCCGCAAAGAACTGACGATCAGTCTCCGCGCCCTCCGTCGTCACCTCGCCATTGCGCCACAGAGCCTCAGCGTCAACGCCACACCCGGTCTGGCTATTCGCTGGCGAGCCGAAGATTGCTCGGCAAGTGCGGCTCCAATGCGTGCCGATTGGCTGCGTCAGGCGCACGCCGTAGGACAGAAGCTCGGGCACCCAAACCATGCCCCACCGCTTTTTCACCTCGCCAACGTCGCCAGCGCCGAGGATGACATGGCCCATTGAAAGGTCGCGGTAGTTGACGAGATACAGCACCCATTGGGCATCACGGAAGATGCCAGCCTCAATGTCGGCCTCGGTGATCTGAGCGTCAGTCGTGACCAGCAGCGAACGCGCCTCGGCGTTGCCGACGTTCAAATCCTCGGCAGACGCAAGCACCGAGGCGTCCGCGCCCTGATTCGCCTTGTAGGTAAGTTCGCCGTCACCGTCGTCATACACAACATCAGCATCAAGACCAGCAAGCGCGATCACATCACCATCGGCCAGCGTGATCTTGAGCAGCTTACAGGTCGTGGTGACGGCTTCGTTTAGATGATCCTGTAGCGCGCTAGGAATCGTCCTCATGCGTCCAAGACCTCAACCAGCGCAACGTCAGTGGACAGCGACAACTCATTGCGGGCACGGTTCCACTCCCACGGCAACTCGTCAGACTCAAAGCGCACCGGAACATCGAAGGTGCCCGACCAAGTGACGGACTGGCCATTGGTAGCTGTGAACGTGGCAATGCCGGTCGTGGTGTCAACCGTAGCCGAGATAGGCGTGCCGCTCGACTTGATGACAATATCCGCATTCGGCTTGCGGATGGGGCGCTCCACGGATTCAGAGCCAAACGTCGAAGTGATCTTTAGCTGCACGGACTGAGCCGATCCGGTGCCAGTAGTCAGCGGCTCATCGGTCACGGAGTAAAGCGAAGGGTCGCGCAGTCGGAAGCCGTATGACGCGCCTCGCGCGGCGTTGAAGGCGTCCACGACTTGACGCCAGTCACCAGGGCCAAGCTCCTGATAGAGAATCAGGTAGCGGTTCAGCGGGCGCGAGCGCGTGGCGTTCCGGCGAATGATGCCGGAAGTCAGCGCCACCTCGCGCGTAGACCAAGTGGGGCCGCCGCTAGAGCCAATCGCCAGACAATCGAGCAAGCGGGCTTCAATGAAGGACATTAGCCAAACCTAGAAGTGGACACGCGCTGGCGACGGGCCGATTCGCTGGCAAGCTGCGAAGCGGTGCGGCGATCAACGCGGCCGGATACATTGATGGTCTGATTGACAGTGCTGGAACGGTTAGAGCGCACCATGCCTCCGCCGCTGCCCATCATCAGATAGTCTTTGCCGCCAGCCGAGAACATTTCGGGGCCGCGCTCATTGACCTGATAGAAGCGCCCGGGAAGGACGGTGCCGCCATTCGCGCGACCGCCAGCAAACGCGCCGAGGATGCTGCCGAAAATGTCACCCCAGCCGCCGCCACCCTTCGACCCCTTGCCGCCATTCGCTCCGCCGCCGAACAGAGATTCAGCGATGCGCGCGGCTGCAATCTCCGCGAGAATCTGAGTGATGACGCGGCCGAACTCGTCAAGCAAGCCCTTGAAGCCGCCCTTAAAGCCATTCGTCAGGCCGTTGGAAATGATGCCCTGAATGTTGCGCGCCGCCTCATCGGCGTAGGCGGTGGCCTCGTCGACATCTTCCTCGACAGCCTTTGAAATGCTCTTGCGGCCGACTTGCTTTTCGCGCTCTTGTGCGGCGATAACCTGATTGACGCGCTCGGCGTATGCGGCTTGTGCAGCATCAAGGCGCGCAAGCTGCTCAATCTCTGCCTCACCAGATTCTAGCAGATCGGCGCGGATAGCGTCAAGGCGCTCTACGGCCTCGATATAGTCAAGCGTGGCGTTGACGACGGGGCCGCCAGTCTCGCGGGCGATTTCGCGCTCGACTGAAAGGATATTCTCAGATGCGCGCACGCCAAGATCACGGAGCCTTTGAAGCTCGCGCTCTGCCTCTGCCTGCTCTCGTGTTGCTGCTGCGGCTGCGCGCCTAGCCTCGGCCTCTTCCTCGCGCGCGGCAGCATCAATCGTCGCCTGCCCTGGGCGGACAACGATGTTTGCGGTGGGGTCAAAGACGGGCCGGTTTTCTTGCTCGCGCCTGCGCGCCTCTGCGGCTCGCGCGGCTTCGTTGTCTGCAAGAGTGAGTAGATCGATCTGGCGGCGCACCTCGACAAGCTCGCCGCGCAGTCGCTCTAGCCGGTCACGCGAGCCAAAACCAATCGTGCCAATCGACTGCTCAAGCGCCTTAATGTCGTCGCTGATGCCGACTTCACGCGAAATAAGTTGGTCGCGGTTGAGTTCAGAATTAGCACGGCCAGAGGCCGACACATTGTTTACAAGAACGCCAACAGCACCAACAAGCTCCGCGACGAACTTTGCCGCATTGGCGGCACCCTCGGCAATGGCAAGGAATCCATCCCGGAACTGAGGTGAGTTGATCTCTTGCGCGAGGTCTGCAATCGCAGGGGCAAGGTCGCCGGCAACTTCGTTCTTGATCCCCTGGAACACGAGATCAAGGCGCACCATTTCCTCGCGGAGCGACTGCGCGCCCGCGAGTGCTTCCTCATCAAGAACGGCACCAAGCCGCTCGGCCTCGTCGCCAGCCTCGCGGAAGCCGCGCGAATTGTCCTTGAGCAGCGGCAAAAGAAGCGAGGCGTCGGACGCGATAGCCTCAAGGTAGAACACCATTTCGGCGTTCGACAGGTTCGCTTGCTCAAGCGAGCGGACATAGAGGCCGAGGGCTTCCGGGCCTGACAGGTTACGGAACTCCGCGGCGGTGACGCCGACCTGCGGCGCGATGTTATCGAAAAAGTCTTTGAGCGGGCCGCCGCCATTCTGGATGAAGTCACCGACCTTATCCAGCGTGTCTTTGTAAATGTCGGCCAGCTTTTCCTGCTCGATTCCGACAAGGCGAGCGCCAGCGGCAAGGCGCTGAAACTCTACCTCGGAAGCTCCGGTCAGACGGGAGAATCGCCGAACCTCATCTGCCGTTCGGACAAGCTCGCGCGTCCACGAAGTGAGCGCGGCAGTGCCAGCAATGGCAGCAGCCGCAAAGGCAGCGCCAACCGCAACGCCCATTTTGCGGGCGTTTTCGGCGATCTTCTTATATTCCTTGTCCGCCTCGCGCGATGCTCGCTTAGTGTCAGTCTCAAACGAACCGGTAAGCGCACGAAGGGCAATGCTGATAATCACTTAGTCACCCCAAATGCGCGGAGAGCGGATGCGTCTACGTCTGAGTATCGGCCGGCCTTTTCCTCCGCCTTCCACGGGTCAAGGTATGGCAGGAAGTCAACGGGATTGACGGCGGGCGTCTTAGGATCGCGGTTGGCGTTGATGTAGATAGCGATTCCTCGCGCAATGGCAATCTCGATCCGGTCGCCGTCTGCGGGCTCGGTCGCTAGGAACTCTTGCATCAACTCAACATGGGCGGCGGGCCACTCGGCCACCTCGTGCAGCGGGCGGCGGAACCTCACCGCCAGCCGCACAAGGGAGCGGAGGAAAGGCTCCGCCCTTAGCCTTCCCCCGGCTCCACGCCCTCATTCACGGACTTGGCGGCATCGTAGAGCGCGCCCACGTCAGCTTCCGCCAGGCGGGCCACATCGGACACCGCCTTGAACACGCGCGAGCCGTCAGCGTTAGCGACCGCATACGCCACGAAGCGCATACGATCCTCCACGAACTCGCCAAGATCAACTTCGACCGCCTCGGCAGTTTGGCCCACCTTGTACTTCTTGCCCTTGAGAAGCTCGACCTTGTCGCCTGCGGTCAGGTGGCGGAAATACACCGTGGCAGTCCCGCCACTCAGCTTGACCTCGCGGGCCTCAACGGGCTTGGCGGCAAGGAAGCTGTCCAGATATCCATTCATTGGTGTAAGGCTCCGTTAGTCGTAGATAGCGGTCGGCAGGTCGTAAGCCGCAGCGCCGGAACGCTGGATGGTAAGCGTGGCGCGGACAATCTCATTGGTCGAGACGTCAATGTTGAAGTCCGCGACATAGCCGAGGAACTCGATGGTAGTCGCGCCCGGCGAGACAAGGCGGCCATTGGAGTCGGTGGCGGTGGGCGAGCCAGCCTGATCCGACAGGACGATCATCCAGCTAATCGTGTCGCCGGACTCGGCCAGCGTCAGCAGCGCCTGGTGGCTCGCGGACTGCGGAATGAAGTTGATCGGCACAGTCACCGGGCCGGGGTTGCGGAAGCCCTGCTTATACTCGCGCTCGACGGAATCAAGGCAAGTGGTCTCGATCTGATCGGCCGCGCCGCCGAGGCCGGTGATGCCGGTCGGGCAAGCAACGCGCTCGATGGTGGTGGCGTCAACTGCGAAGAAAAGGCGGGTGCCCTTAGTTTCAATGGTGCCGGTGGTCATTGTCTGTCCTTACGATGAAAGGGGTTCGCGGGATTGCCAAACGGCAAATGTCATGCTTGCGCGATAACGCATGGTAGATGGGTCGCGCGAGAATGAAGGCGAGGACACCATGTGCCATCGGGCTTCGACTGCATCGCGCACAGCCGCCGCCAGTGATTCAATTCCAGCTACGCCGGTTCCGGTGTTGTCCGACCAACAGTCAACCTGAACTTGGTAGGCGTCCACCGGAGGAAGGCCGCTCAGTTGGTTTTCCGGCGTGCCACTGACAACAAACCAAGTCACATAGGGCGCGGCGACATTCTGCGGAGCCTCGCCGTGCTTGTACGCGCGGACGGGGCTTGAGCCGATAATGGCCTTGACTTCTGCACTGGCCTTGAATAGCGGGAAAAGGTTAGGGAACATTCTGTTTCCGCCTCTGCTCTCGCTCTAGTCGCTTGATGACCGCCTCAACGCGCTTGTTCATTTCCTGCACAAAGACTTGCGTCGCTTCGTTTTTCTTGGCGTCGAAGGCTGGGCGTAGCCACGGCATGGGCTGGCGCTTTTCGGTGCCGTACTCAAGCAATCGGCCAACCTGAATCGTATTGACCTTCTTTGCGTCACCCTCGACCGGATACTGTTTGCGCCGGATGCGGACGCGGTATTGCTCGCCCTTCTCGGGGCCGCGAAGCGCCTTGCCTCGCGTTGCCACAATGTTAGCCGCGAGAAGGCCGGTCGATTCGCTAGGCAAGCCGTCCTTATTAGGCTCTTGCACAATGCGGTTTACATTTGCGATTGCCTCGGCGCGCAGGACTTCCGCAGCGCGCTTGAGCGCCAGCTTCACGGGGCCGCCGGCCTTGCTAACCACCTCGGGCGGAAGCGCCTCTAGCGCCTCTAGCACGCCCGTAAGGCCCAATAGCTCGACAGTCTCACGCGCCATCGTTAACGCCTTCCTTGCAGCGCAGGCGATATTCACGCCGCCCCGTGGCGTCAGTCTCAATAGAGATTATATCATAGGGCAGCGACTGCCAGACGACACGCATGGTGGGAAGGAGGCCAGGGAACCAGCGCAGCGTGATCCGCGCGTCGGCCTCCGCTTGCTTCGCGTTGGCGGCGTTGAACTCGCGGCCGGGGCCGGTCAGCACCTCGGCAGGGACGGCATCAAGCGGAGTATTGGGGTCGAGATAAACGGTCGCCCACGAATGTGACAGGTCGCCGGTTTCGGAGTCCTGCCCCTCGACCTTCTCCTGAATCTCTACGCGGTGGCGGAGGCGCTGGGCTAGCATCAGACGCCAAGCTCCGTGCGATACGGATAGAGGATCGTCTCGACGGCCTGACGAACCTTCATCACCTCGTCCGCGTCCTTGCCCTCATAGCGAGCCAGCGTCAGCCAATAGACGGCCATGCGGACGGACGGCGCGATTGGGTCGGAGCTAGACGGAACCTCCTCCGTCTCCGATTCGCTGGGGTACTCAAGCGGCAGGGTCGCAAGCTGCGAGCGGTTCAGGAACCGAGCGCACTCGTCCTCCGCCGTCTCTAGGAGAATGGCAATCAGCGCGTCATCATCGCTATGGATGATTCGCGCAAAAGACTTGAACTCGGCAACGGATACTTCACTCACAGATAATGCCTCGCGTCGTCGCCAATCCACTTGCGGAGAAGGTCGCCAGATGCGTCACTCTGGCCTCGGAAAGTATTAGCGTGGCCCATGCCGATACCGCCACGGCCAGGGAGCCCCTTTATTCCCGTCACCGACTGGCCCGTGAAAAGGGCGCGGTTTGGGTGCGACTTCCACAGATCAAGGTCGATGAACTTAGGTGATCGCTCGCAAGCGGCCCGGAAGCTCGCCAGAGCCTCGCCGCGCATCGCGGTGGAGCAAAGGCTGGCGTGCTGCGTGTTCGTTAGCTGGCGGCCCGTTCGCGTCGCTAGGTTGTAATAGCGCGCCTGATGCTCGCCAACTAGCTCGGCCTTCTCAAGATAGCCAGCGCACTTGGAGAGCCAGTCTGGCTTGTAATGGTCGTCATCCTCGATGATGACCAGCCTGGAATCCGGCGCGACGCAATCAAGGCCCGCTAGAAGGTTGCGCGCCTGCGTGTTCATGCCCTCGACCCAATGCGGCGTCGGGCGGACAATCTCAAGCATCCAGCCGTCGCGCTTAAAGTCAGTGTCCTGAGGCATCGCGCCGTCATCGACAATTACCCAATGCACGGGGCCGGTGTAGTCCTGCGCTAGCATCCACCGCTGGCATAGCGACCAAGCGAACGGTCGGCAGCCGGTGGCGGTTAGCAGCGTCAGCATGGGTTGCGCGCCACGGCGAAAATGTGCATCGGAAGCTCTCGCGTGCAATAGCCTAGCTCGCCGTGATCGTTTAGCTTTAGCTCGACCTTGCCAGCGCACTCGGTCTGCACATCGACAAAGCCCGCGTCCTCTAGCAGCAGCTTGAGGCCGCTGCGAGAGTATCGGTAGAAGTCATCAGGAAAGCCATGCTCGGGGAATGCAAAGAGCGTGGTGAAGATCGCCCAGCCACCAGGCGCAATGACCTTGCGAAGCTCAGGCAGCGCCAGCCACGGCCGCGCCACATGCTCCAGCACCTCGCTACACAGCACGCCGGAGAAGCGGCCGCGCCACTCGCTAGGAAGCGCGTGGAGGTCGCCTACAACATCGACGCCGTGGCCGGGCTGCATATCCATCCCAAGCCACTTGCCGCGCGCTAGATCGCGATTGACGATCCACCACGCCTTGTCGTTGGTCATGCGCGAGCCAACCTCTAGCACATCGTCGCCCAGCTTGTCGGCGTGGCGCTCGATGTAGTCGCGGATGCGGCCGCGCACAGATGTTAGGGGCATTTTGCTAGGCATTCGTCCAAGTCCATTCGTCAGAAATCATGCCGCTTGTCTATTGTATCATGGCCGACGAACGGTAGTTGACGGATGCCGCTGGTAGTGGACAATAGCGCCATGAACACACCCCTCTGGGCAGTAATCAGGTGCTACAGGCAGACCCACCGCCGCCCCTTCATTGGCGACTGGATCAAGTTTGGAGTTTACCCGCTAATGTTTAGGTGGCAAACCCCGCATCCATCACTTGCGGCATACGAACTAGCCTGCCGCTATTGCAGGTTGCACAAGATTGACAGGTGGGGAGATTTTCGCAAATTGGCGCTGGCCGCTTGCGAAAGGGTAAGTGGAAACCCAGCAAGGACATTTATGGCCAAAGAGTTTGAAAGGCCGCGAAACTGCACCGCCAGCCGCGCTAAAGAAAGCTACAAGTTCATTGTCAAGACGGACAAATTGGGGACTATTTGCGCTTCATCTCGATTTGACTACCTTGCCGTTCTCCAAAGGGCGGAAAGTCTGTCAGGCCAACGGGATTGGTCTAATCACAAAAGACGACACCAATGCGGGGCGTGCGGCAAGCTTCCTAAGCCACTAAAAGAGCATCAGTTCACTAGGATTTTCGGGGGCGACCAATTCAGGCCGGTGTGCTTGGGTTGCAATAACAAGTTCCGCGCACTTGAAAAAAAGCGCGACGATGCAAAAGAGATTGCCAAGCTAACCAAGAACCTCAAGGAGAAGATGAAAAATGAACACCACCAACACCATCCGCAAGACCCTGATTGATGCCCTTGACCGCGCAAACCGCGGGGAGCTTTCCGCCGCAGACGGCAAAAACATCATCGGTTTGGCGAATCAAATTTCTCAGAGCATGGCTGTCGAGGTCAAGGTGCTTGAGACTAAGATCAAGATGGGCCACCAGACCGAGAAGTTTGGCGAACTGACGGTCTGCTAAAGATTCGAGTTGAAAGCAAACGGCCCC